GTCATTTTGCAGTTCTAAAAAATTATGTCTCAGCAAACCAATCTCAATGTATCACCATATTTTGATGATTTTGACGCAAATAATGACTACCATAAAGTTCTTTTTAAACCAGGAGTTCCTGTTCAAGCAAGAGAATTAACAACTCTCCAATCAATTCTCCAAAACCAAATTGAAAAGTTTGGACAACACTTTTTTAAAGAAGGTGCTAAAGTAATACCAGGAAATACTTCATATACGCAATTATATTATTGTGTCCAACTTCAAAATACTTTTCTTGGAGTTCCAGTTTCTGCATACGCAGATCAACTTGTTGGAAGTAAAATTACAGGGCAAACTTCAGGAGTAAGTGCTATAGTAGATAAAGTCCTTCTTCCCCAAGATTCCGAAAGAGGTAACTTAACTCTTTATATTAATTATTTGAATTCAAGCACACAGAATAATTCAACTCAACAATTTTCTGATGGAGAATCTTTAGTTTCAAATATTACAATTTCTTCAGGTCTTTTAGGAAATACATCAATTGCTTCTGGACAACCTGTAGCAGTTACATTAGCGAATAATTCAACTGCTACAGGTTCTTCATTTAATATTACAAATGGTGTTTATTTTATTCGTGGGCAATTTGTAAGTGTAGATACTGAATCTTTAATTCTTGATCAGTATAACAACAGATCAAACTATAGAGTTGGTTTATTTGTAAATGAGCAGATTATTAATTCAGATATTGATGAGGCACTGAACGACAATTCTCAAGGTTTTAATAATTATGCGGCTCCGGGGGCAGATAGACTAAAAATATCAGCATCATTATTCAAGAAAAGTTTAAATGATTTTGATGATAATAATTTTATAGAATTAGCAACAATTAATGATGGAGTTTTAAGGTCACAAAAAAATACAACAGAATATAATCTTATTGCTGATGAACTTGCAAGAAGAACATATGATGAATCTGGAGATTACTTTATTAAACCATTTGATATCTCAGTAAAAGAGTCATTAAATAATAACTTAGGTAATCGTGGTATTTTTAATTCTGGACAATTTACATATGGTGGATTAAATCCCTCAGATGATTTGATAATATATCAAATATCTCCAGGCAAAGCAATCGTTAGAGGATATGAAGTAGAAACAATTAGCTCAATATTTTTAGATGTAGAAAAACCAAGAACAATTAAAACTTTAGAAAATCAATCAATTAATTATAGTACTGGACCAACATTCTTATTAAATAATGTTAAAGGATCTCCAATTATTGGAATTGGAAATACTTATGTTTTAAGTTTAAGAAGCGAAAGAGTAGGATCTTCAAATACAATTGCGCCAGGAAAGGAAATTGGTGTTGCTAGAGTTTATGATTTTAAATTGGAATCTGGATCTTACAGTACATCAAATGCTAACTTAAATGAGTGGAATATTTCTTTATATGATATTCAAACCATCACAGAAATTACTTTGAATGAACCAATTACTTTAGCAGTTCCAACTTTTGTTGAAGGTGCAAATAGTGGTGCAAGTGGATTTATTAAAGATGCAGTTTCTGCAAATTCTCTCATAACTCTATATAATACAAAAGGCGTTTTTTTAAGAAATGAATCATTTATAATTGATGGAATAGATTCTGGGTATGTTGCAATAGCAGTAACATCCTATGGAATTCCTGATATTAAATCAGTTTATGGTTTAGTAGGATCTGCATCAACATTTTCTGCAGATACAGTACAAAATATAAAATTTAATGTTGGAATTGCAACAATCAGTCAATTTTCTGGTGGGATTAGTACAGTAGTAAGTCCAAATATTTCTTTCCCTGGAAATATTGTAAAAAAAGATAATATAATTTCTTATAGTGACACCTCACTATCAGATCCAGTTTTTGCGAAAGTTGTGAGTGTAGGTTCTACTACGATTACAATTACGGGAGTTTCTACCGTAACAGGAATTTCTCAAGGAAAATTGCCAACTTCATTATTGCAAGTTACTGATTTTAAAATATTAACAACTAATTTAGAATCATCAACAGACAATACATTATATACAAAACTTCCTAATAATAATATTTCTAACGTAGATTTAACTAATGCAAGTTTAACAATTAGAAAATCCTTTGTAGTCAATATTGAATCAAATAAATTATCAATTCCTGTAAGTGCTGGACCTAATGAGTTTTTCTTACCTTTTGACGAAGAAAGATATTCATTATGTAGATCAAATGGATCTACTGAAGTTTTAACTTCGGATAGATTTTCTTTCATTGATGGTGGTAGGCAACTTGAAATTTACAATTTAGGTTCTAATGATACTGGTGCCACATTAACAACCACTCTAAGAAAAATTAAACCGAAAGCAAAAGCAAAAAGAAAGAATAGAGTTAATAGTATAATTATTAGTAAATCAAAATATGCCGGATCTGGTATTGGTGGAACTACATTGAATGATGGTCTTGAATTTGGAAATTATGCTTATGGGACAAGAGTTCAAGATAAAAATATTTCATTAAATGTTCCTGATATTATACAAATTCATGGTATTTTTGAATCTTCAGATACTTCAGATCCTTCTGCATCAAAAATGACACTTTCATCAATTAATGGTACATCAGGAACCACTTCTGAATTAATTATTGGTGAAAAAATATTGGGTCAAAATGGAAGCACTCTTGGAATTGTTGCAGAAAAATTAACAAACAACGAAATATCATTCATTTATAAAAATCAAAATATATTTAAAGAAGGTGAAACTGTAACTTTTAGTGAATCTAATATTCAAGCAGTTATTACTACATTAGTTTCTAATAGTTTTGATATATCATCAAATTATACATTTTCAATTGGACAAAGAGAAACTTTTTATGATTATGGATTTATTACTAGAAAATTAAATTCAGAAGAACCAAATAAAAAAATAAAAGTATATTTTTCTAATGGATTTTATGATTCTGCAGATGATGGTGATATTACAACGGTAAACTCGTATAGTACTTTTAATTATTCTGATGAAATAATATCAATTAATGGAGTATCAAATTCTGATATTATTGATATAAGACCTAGGGTTTCTCCATATACAGTTTCTAAAAATTCTAGGTCACCATTTGAATTTTATGGAAAAACTTTTAATTCTTCCGGAAATTCATCGGAAAACATTCTTGCATCCGATGAATCAATTTTAACCAATTTTTCTTTTTATCTGGGGAGAATAGATTCAATTTATTTGTCTAAAGATGGAAATTTTCAAGTTAAATATGGAACTCCTTCAGAAAAACCAGAAAAACCTGTTATAGTTGATGAATCTTTAGAAATTTCAACAATCACTCTTCCTCCATATCTATATTCCACTTCTCAAGCAGAAATTAAATTTTTAGAACATAAAAGATATAGAATGGTTGATATAAAAAACCTCGAAAATAGAATTAAAAACTTAGAATATTATACCGCATTATCTCTACTTGAATCAAATACAGAAAATCTTTTTGTTGCAGATTCAAGTGGATTGAATAGATTTAAATCCGGTTTTTTTGTTGATAATTTTACATCTATTTTAACACAAGAAAATAGTGTAGATATTAAAAATAGTATTGATATTAAAAATAAAGAATTAAGGCCAAGACATTATACAAATTCTATAGATTTAATTCCAGGACCTGTTCAAAATATAGATACATCTACAGATTTAAATTTTTCCAATATTCAAGGGATTAACATTAGAAAAACTAATGACATTATTACATTAGATTATTCGGAAGTTGAATGGTTAAAGCAATCATTTGCAACCAGAACGGAAAGTGTAACTCCATTTCTTGTAACTTTTTGGAAGGGAACTCTTGAGTTAACTCCAGCTTCAGATACTTGGGTTGATACAGTCAGAATTGAGGCAAAAATAACCAATACTGAAGGAAATTATGCAGAAACTCTTGCAATTGCATCAAGAACATTCGGTGTAGATCCTCAAACTGGTCTTTCTCCAGTTCTTTGGAATTCTTGGGTTCAAAATTGGACTGGACAACAAATTATTGAAGATACTCAAAATACTAAAAAAACTGCTACCTTTTTTAAAGATACAGCAAGACCAGGTGGTGGCGTGTGGGATCAATATGCCACTGTTTTGACTACTTCAAATACTATACGAGAATTTAAAGAAATTGGAATAGAAACTAGATTTGGAACACGAAATATAGTCTCTGAACAATTTGATTTTATTTCAAATGGAGATAGAATTGTAAGTAGAGATATATCTTTTTATATGAGATCTAGAAATATTCAATTTCTTAATAAAGCACTAAAACCATTAACACAAGTTTATGCATTTTTTGATGGTGTCGATGTGACCAAATACTGTGTTCCAAAATTACTTGAAATTAATATGATTTCTGGGGTATTTGAAGTTGAAGAAACTGTAATTGGTAGGGTAAGAGCAACTGGTTTAGGTTTTGGTACTTATGATCCTGCAAAAATTAAATTTAGGGTTGCTCAGTCAAATCATAAAGAGGGTCCATATAATTCACCGACCACGACATTTTCACAAAATCCATACACAAATCAAATTTTATCAGCAACTTATTCATCAACTTCAAATATTTTAAATATTGACACTTTTTCACTTGCAAACGAACCTCAAGGTTTATTCAGTGGATGGGTAGAAAGTGGAATGATGCTAACTGGAACTACTAGTGGCGCCCAAGCAACTATTACTAATGTAAGACTTATTTCAGACATATCATCAACTTTAATTGGGAGTCTTTACATACCAAATCCAAATGTAAATATTCACCCAAAATTTGAAACAGGAACAAAAACATTGATATTTTTAAATAATGATTCAAACAATCTAAGTTCAGCAACAACAATATCGGAAGAAAAATTTATTTCTAATGGAATTATAGAAACAGTTCAAGAAAATATTGTTTCTATTAGAAATGCTCGTATTGAATCTCTATCACTAACAGAGCAGAGAGAAACATTTAGGACTGTTGATACCCAGGTCATTCAAGGCAATACTATATCAAGAGAAACATTTAATTTAAATACTATACCAGGATTAAGAGGTAGACCAGGTAATGTTGATGATCTCCAAAATAATTTTAAATCGAGATACGGAATTGATCCCTTAGCTCAATCATTTATGATTGATGAATCAACTGGAATTTTCTTGACAAGATGTGATATTTTCTTCAGAACTAAAGATAATTTTGATATTCCAGTAATAATACAAATTAGAACTTTAGAAAATGGTCTTCCTTCTCAAAAAATTATTCCATTTTCAGAAATTGTTTTAGATCCAAGTGAAGTTCAATTATCTAATGATGGATCAATTGCAACTCCTATATCTTTTAAATCTCCAGTATACTTGGAGGGTGGAAAAGAATATGCAATTTGTTTATTGTCAAACTCAACAAAATATAGTGTTTATATTTCTAGAGTTGGAGAAACTGATCTACTGACCCAAACTCTTATTTCAAATCAACCTTATTTGGGATCTTTATTTAAATCTCAAAATGCTTCTACTTGGGAACCAAGTCAATGGGAAGATCTTAAATTTACTCTTTATCGTGCAGATTTTATTGAATCTGGAACAGTTGAGTTTTATAGTCCTCAACTCACAGAGGGTAATCATCAAATCGCCCGATTAATGCCAGATTCTCTCAACTTTAACTCTAAGAGAGTTAGAATAAGTTTAGCATCTACAATTAATGATTCTAACTTTATTATTGGAAATACTGTTTTACAAAGTGGAACAAATGCATCAGGAAACTATGTAGGAAATGCGGGAATTGCAACAGGTTCATTAAATATTATTAATGCTGGTATTGGATATACCCCATCTTCTGGTATTGCAACTTTTTTTGGAATTAATTTACAAACAATTACTGGTAAGGGTAGAGATGCAACTGCTGCGATTACGATAAACAATGGAGTCGCAATTGGGGCAACAATTGTATCTGGTGGAAGTGGGTACCAAATTGGAGATGTTCTTGGAATTTCTAGCATTGGAGTTGTAAATGTCGGCACAAATGCAAGATTCTCACTTTCAAACATTTCTAATTTTAATCAAATTATAGTAGATAATGTTCAAGGAGACTTTGTTGTTGGTGAAGCAAAAACAATTCAATATATTGGGGTTGGTATAGGTACAACAAACTTAAATGGAACTGGTGTATTAATTAATGAAATCATCACCGAAAACGATGGGTTACATGTAAAAATAGATCATAAAAATCACGGAATGTATTTTGATGATAACTTGGTTACAATTTATAATGTAGAATCAGATATCAAACCGACTAAATTGAACATTCAACTTGCAGCAGATTCTACAGGACCAATATCAGTTGATGATTCTAGTGCTTTTGCTATGTTTGAAAATGTTGGGGTAGGAACAACAAACTCAGGTTATCTACTTATTGGTGATGAGGTTATTGAATATACTTCGGCATCAGGTGGAGTTATTGGTGGGGATATTGTTAGGGGGTCCAATCCTAGATCTCACCCAATCGGATCTCCCGTTTACAAGTATGAATTGAATGGAGTTTCACTAAAAAGAATTAATAAAACTCACGATTTAAATGATGCAACTGTTGCAGACCCTATTACTTTAGATTCTTATCACATTAAACTTGATATGTCTAGTGATGGTGTTAATAGAAGCGTTGGAACAGGTTTCCAAACTCTTTACGCAAATCAAACAAAATCAACTGGAGGATATAACACTAGAGCAACACAAAATATGCCTTTCGAAATCATTACTCCTCTTGTTCAAAACCTAACAGTACAAGGTACTTCATTAAGTGCTGAAGTAAGAACCATTACTGGATCTAGTATTAGTGGAAACGAAATTCCATTTACTGATGTTGGATTTGAACCTATTACGATTAATGCTCCAAATTATTTAAATAGCACAAGAATTATTGCATCAAAAGTAAACGAAGATAATAAATTGTCCAATTTACCCGGCAATAAGTCATTGAATATGAGATTAACTCTAGGAACTGTTGATACAAGAGTTTCGCCCGTTTTAGATACTCAAAGAATAAGCACAATATTGACTTCAAATAGAGTAAATAGTGTGATTGAAAATTATGCAACTGATGCGAGAGTTGATACAATTAATGAAGATCCGTCAGCATTCCAATATATCTCAAAAGAAATTACTTTAGAAAATCCTGCATCTTCAATTAAGATCATCCTTGATGCACATATCAATCTTTATTCAGATATTCGTGCATTATATGCAATTAGCGAAAATCAAAACTTCGATCCTATTTTTACATCATTTCCAGGATATTCAAATCTCAATTCAAAAAAAGAGATTATAAACTTTGAAGATAATAATGGGTTGTCTGATAAATTTATAACACAATCAAATTCTATTGGATTCACTTCCTCAGAACTTGAATATAAAGAATATACATTTACTGCTGATAACTTGCCGGAATTTAGATCATATAGAATCAAACTCATTTTAACATCAACTAATCAAGTTTATGTACCTAGAGTGAAAAATTTACGTGTAATTGCACTTGCCTGATATGGATTATATTAGAGTAAAAGGGCACGACAACCTAATCAGAGATCCTAAAACAAATTCTATTATTAACACTAATATGTCTGAGTATAATGAATATCTTTCTAGAAGATATTGTAAAGTAAAAGAAAACGAAAGAGTAAATAATCTTGAATCTGATATCATAAATATGAAAGAAGATTTAGATGAAATTAAATTTTTAATTAAGAGATTGATTGATGAATCCAAATAATATAGAACTTTCAAACTTGTCAAAAAATTTCGAGTATGTAAAATTTAGTAATCAAATTGACAATATTAATAATATTGACGATATCAGAACTCTCGCAAAGTGCTATTTTAAACTTTATTTAAAACAACAAGAAATAGTTTCTGAGTGGATAATACCACAATCATAAATATTATTATTGGAGGATAGCACAAATGGCACAACCATCTTCTAGGCAAGAACTTATAGAATATTGTAAAAGAAAATTGGGTGCTCCGGTATTAGAAATTAATGTTGCTGATGAGCAAATCGAAGATTTAGTAGATGATGCTGTCCAATTTTTCCAAGAAAGACATTTTGATGGTGTATATCCTACATTTTATAAGTACAAAATTACACAAAATGATATTGAACGTGGTAGAGCAGGATATAGTGGAGGATCCGTAGGCATAGCGTCCACATCAGTAACTACAAACATAGTCGGTACTGCCACCACATTTACTTATTTTGAAAATAGTAATTATTTACAAGTCCCACCAAATGTAATTGGAATCAATAAAATTTTTATGTTTGATGGTGCAAATACTATCACTAGCAGTATGTTTAGTGTTAAGTATCAATTATTCCTGAATGATATCTACTATTGGGGAACAACAGAACTTCTCAGTTATGCAATGGTCAAAACATATCTGGAAGATTTGGATTTTCTTTTAAATACACAAAAACAGATACGTTTCAATAAAAGACAAGATAGACTATATCTTGATGTCGATTGGTCATCTTTAAGAAATGGTCAATACGTCATCATAGATTGTTATTCAACTTTAGATCCAAATGATTATTCAAGAGTTTGGAATGATTCCTTTATTAAACCATACTTAACTTCATTGATTAAAAGGCAATGGGGACAAAATATGATGAAATTTACTGGAGTTAAACTTCCTGGTGGTGTTGAGTTAAATGGAAGACAAATGTACGATGATGCTCAAAGAGAAATTGATGTTTTAATGGAAAAAATGTCCAATACTTATGAACTTCCTCCCTATGATCTTATAGGTTGAGATGAATATGAAAAAGTACTATTGCTATTTTTATATAAGAGAAGATGGTACTCCCTACTATGTTGGTAAAGGATGCAATGGTAGAATAGACAGCAAAGTTCATCCCGGAATAGGTCTTCCTCCAAAAGAAAGAAGGATAAAAGTTGCAGAAAATCTTACAGAAGAAGATGCAATGCAAATAGAAAAAATGTATATAAAAAAGTATGGAAGAAAGGATTTAGGAACGGGTATTCTTTATAATAGAACTGATGGTGGTGATAATCCTCCTTGTATGAAAAAGGGAAATACTAATCATATTGCAGGAGTAAAAAGATTTTGGGATAATTTATCAATTGAAGATAGAAAAAGAAGAGGCAAAAAAATATCAAATACAAAAAAAGGTAAAGGAAATCATATACCATCAAAACCAGTTATGATAAATGAATTAAATAAAAAATTTCAATCAATAAGAGAGTGTGCAGATTATATTAATGGGGATATTAGTGCGATTTGTAGGTGTCTGAAAAAAAGAGGACAAACTCGTCATCGCGGATATACTTTTAGTAGGATATAATTATGTTAAATCCATTTTTTCTTCAGGGGTCTAAAGCAGAACAAGGATTAATCCAAGATTTAATCAATGAGCAATTAAGAATGTATGGTGTAGAAGTTTATTATCTACCTCGCCAATACATTACTGAAAAAACAGTCATAAAAGAAGTTATAGAATCAGAATTCAATAATGCTTATCCTATAG